CATCTGCGGGCCTCATAAAGAATCCGATCATGTACAAAGCCTTGTAATCATTTGGCTTCATAATGATATGGTCCCCGTCATCGTAATCGCACCCGATCATCTGGGCCATCTTGGACCCGTGGAACGGGGCACCAATGGAACAGGCCACCATGTCAGTAGTTGGAATCCCATTCTTCTCTCTTACGAATTTAACCCTGGCCACCCAGTTTTGGTGTGAGTCCATTGACAAGCCGCCAGGGCGTGGCATTTCTGCCACAAAACTAATGTCTCTCGTCAGGTAGTACCCCTTGACTCCGTTCTTAACAACCCGAATCCAGAAGTCCCAATCCTGCAATGACTTGACCTCCGGGTCCCATTCGACGACGTGTTTTCTCCATAAAGGGAAACCACAATCAATGTAATTCGCTTGCGTTAATTCAAATTCGTTAAATTCCTTGGACCAGTAAACACTTCGGTTACTTGAGTTCCACTCATATGCTCCATATGCAAATCCGAATTCTGGATGGTCTTGCAATGTATCAACCCACAACTTCGCCATCCCAGGCTTTGCTACATAGTCAGAATTGAAGAAAGATATAATCTCACCACTTGAAGCCTTGAACCCTGCGTTCCTAGCGGCACAGGCCCCGGCGTGTTCTATCTCTATAACCTTTATATTCTTATGCCTTTTCAAGTAATCTCCAACAACTGGTAGAAGATCATCATCCGGTCCGTCGAATGTAACAACGATCTCAATGTTCTGGTAGTCCTGCGTTACAAGGCTTTCAAGGCAACGCTTAAGCATATCCTTTGTTACCTGGTACACAGGAACAATGAAACTAATTAACGGATCTCTCCTTAACTCTGTCATTTGTCTCCCCCTCGAATTGCGACACCAAGTCCATACTCTGTGTCGTGATTTTTGTAAATCCATTTTTCTTCAGATGGTCTAACCCCAACGGTTTTAAGTCTTTCTGAATCAAGACGATTAAAATAATCAGAAAGGCATTTCCCCATTTCCTCACAATATATTGTGTCGTGAACAGCGACCAATGCCTTTTTTGTTAAATGTGGCAAAATCATTTCCACGTCTTTAACTATATTGTGTATTTGATGGTCAGAATCGAGGAACAAAAAATCAATCTTAATCTTGTTCTTGTCGAAATAGTAAATATAATCCGACAGCTTCCCGTTTAAAAAAATCATGTTATGGGGAATCTTGTATGGAATCTTACGCATTTTAATGTCAAGTGTGTTCAAGATTGAATTCCCGCTTAAATTTCTCAGCATCCACGATGTTGAATAGCCATGGCCAGTACCAACCTCAACAACCCTCCTCGGATCTCGTTTCTTAACTAAATCAGCAAGGATTTCGCCTTCCTTGATTGATATGGCTAACGAATGATCTATTTTAGTTTTCATCTTTTATGATCTCTGGCCTCAATTCTCTCAATGTCTTAATTACGTTGGAAATATCATCACCGTCCATGGATGTTGAAATAGGAAGGCTGATTGTCATCTCTCCAATACGTTCTGCAATTGGAAACGAACCTTTAACAAAGCCAAGGTAAGAATAGGCTGGCTCTAAATGCAAAGGCCTAAAATGAACTCCTGTTCCTATTCCTTTTTCCTTCATCTGCTCCCTTAATAAATCTCTATCGTTTACCAAAACCGTGTATAAATGTGTCGAGTGGCTCATTGGCTTATTGCCAAAGTTTTTCTCGTATTCTCTCCAAATGCTTAGTCTTTTATCATGTATTTTATTCCATCTCCTAAGCTGAACCAATCCTATGGCCGCCAATACATCTGGAAGATTACCCTTGAATCCAGTCGTAACAACCTGGTATCCATTCCCATTCGCATTCCGATTCCACGAATCAGTATTAAGACCATTCATTGACATTGAGCGTAATTTATTCGCCATTAAATGATCTTTAACGAGAACCATGCCACCCTCAGCACTCGTTATATTCTTGTTTGGATAGAAACTAAAACAAGCAAAATCTGCCATGGACCCAATCTTTCTGGTAGTCATCAAATATCTTCCACCGAATCCATGGGCAGCATCCTCAACGATTGGGATGTTGTTCTTCTTCGCTATATTAGATAACAAAAGAAAATCACAGGTAGATCCAGTGTAATCAACTGGGATTATTGCCTTCGTTTTTCCTGTTATTGATTTCCTAACCAATTCTTCATTTATCTGCCCATCCTCTTTTACATCAACGAGTACAGGATTGGCCCCAGTTGCTATAACTGCGTTAAGAGTTGCACAAAATGTCAACGGCGGTAAAATAACCTCGTCACCATGTCCGACCCCGATAGCTTTTAAAGAAAGATATATTCCCATGGTGCAAGAATTTACAGCGATTGCTGTATGTTCTGACATGGTATAGGATTCAAATTCTTTCTCGAATTGCATTGAAACGTTACCAGTTGAAAGCCAACCGGATCTCAATACATCGGAAACAGCAGATATTTCATCTTCCGTTATCCCAGGCGTACCAAACTGGGTGAATTTTTTTATTCCAATCAAAGGCATTTATAAACCTATCAAATAAATTTTATGCAATTACAACCAGGATCGTGGCATTCGCCAGTGAAATCGTCATGGTTCTCTTTTGGGTGCAAGCATCCACCTCGACCACAATCCGGATTAATTTCTTCAATCCTTTCTTTTAACTTCTCGTAAGATTCTCTCCATGGCTCAAAAAAAGCCTTTGGCTTTGTTTCTATGACAATATCTTTCGGTGGTTCAAACCTTTTAACCTTCTTTGGCTCCACATCAATATCAAGAACAAATCTTTTCTTCTTTGACTGCCTTTTCTCTATTTTCTTTTTCACGTATTCTCCTTTAATGGTCCCCATGAGGCCCAGGGTGGGGGAGCACCACTGGGCCCCATGAGAAGATTCGTTAGACTACCAGCCAGCTCAGAATGATTCCAGCCGAAGGATTCAGGATCTTAGAAGCATGAGCGAATTTGTAGCTAATGTAGGTGTGCAGATTGTGTGGATCTGCTTTGTCGGCACCAGTAAGAACATTAACTTTCGCATCTTCTCCACGGATCTTTGTCGTCCCGTAAGCACCTTTTCCGAAGATTAGAATGCCGTGAACGTCTCCCGCACTAACATGTCCCGACCAATTCGATGCAAGAACTGGTTCGAGAATAGCGTTGGAAGATTCTTCAAACATCACATCTTCGATAACTCCGAGTTTTCCACGTTCCATAGCTGCACGGTTCGTGTAAGCCATCCATCCAACGAAGTCGGTGGAGGCACGGATTTGTTTCGATGCTTTGGGGCTGATGATTCCTCGATAGGTCCCATCTGAATGAGGTCGTGCATTGAGAGTCCGCAACTGAGCCACCGCACCACGAACGTGGGCAACGGTGGGAACAGAAGAGAACAACCCATTTTGCAGAGCCTTCACTGCCCAGTAACAAGTATCGGTATTTCCCTCGTAAATAGGGAAACCCTGAGTGTAAATACTCGGCAAGGTCACTGAGGCGGCGTTAGCCACACCAGTAGAACAAGCAGAACCGAAACCAATTTGGTCAGCAATGTCGGAGTCCTTGGTCAGAGCCGCTGAATATCCCATCTCAGCAACGACCTCTTTCACAACATTATTAACCGCAGTAGCTTCAACACGAGTAGTCACATCAACCAATTGAGCTTTCCAAACAGGAACCGCAGAAACCTTCCGAGTCGAGACCGCAGAGGTCCCGGCAGGAGTGGTTTCGTCCAGGGTGTACCCCTGGCCAATAGACCTAAGAGCGTGCCAGATGATTGAACCACCTTCGCCTCTAGGAATATCAGCTTTGACTCCGTATTTGTCGAATACTAAAGTGGCTTCTAATCTTTCAACCCAGATCTTGTTGTAATAACTTGGGATCATGGTTGTGATTGTCGCACCACCTGTATCTGTATAAACTGCCATTTAGATTAACTCCTTTCAGCTTCGTCTCTAATAGTTCTTGAAGTTAACACCCATTTTCCTCAACGCTTTTTCTTGATCGGCACTTGAAAGGGAGGCAAATTTCTCCGGCGATAATTGAGATGGAGGTTTTAACTGAATCCCCCTAGGCCCACCACTCGATCCTCCCCCCGACGGTGGCGGTGTAGACGGTAACTCAGACCCATGTCCTCCGGATGTTCTCCCATCACTATTTTGAGATCCCACTAATTTTTTCCTGGCCACTGAATTGATTGCCACATTGAAGGCATATAATAGTGGATCAGGTTGTTGGGCGAATATTGACGGATCTCCCTCTAACATTTGATTCATCTCTGCTAGAATCTCTGGGTTTCGAGAGAGAGGATCATTTTCGATCATTCGCAATTCACGACCTCTCCGAATCTCCTTTTCAAGGATTGCATGACGTTCTTCCATTGGCTTCACTTTTTTATCAGCAATCAAGTTAGATGCATCTGTAACCAACCTCATTATTGCCTCGAAGTCGGATCTTTGCATATTGTATTGATTAGCTAATTCATCTATTGAAACGCCAGATTGAAGCGACATAGGGTCGAATTGAGTGGACGGGCGTTGTTGTGCCACAGGAGGGGTATATTCCCTCACAGATTCCTTCTCTTTTCCCTTGTCTTGATGCATCTTCCTTTCTAGGTGTTCGTAGGATTTCGCTAAGTCACGGACCGATTTGAATCCCTTCTTTTTCATCAACTTCCCTACTGCCTTGTCGTCCCCCGGCGGGGCAGTCACTTCCTCAGAGGATGAAGTCTCCTCCGGTTCGGCGGGCTTGTCCTGTTCTGATTCGGAGACTACTTGCTCAGATTCTTCTGAAATAGCGGGCTTATCTCCAATATTGCCATTGGAGTTAAGTTGTCCTTTTTGTAACGCTTCTATTTCAGTGATAATCTGCTCAGAGGTTTTCTCTTCGTCAGACGGGGCCACTACCACATCATTACTGTTTTCCATCCTTCCTCCTTTTCTGGCCGCCCGATCATGTCAGGTTGTGGCCGAAAATTCAAAAAATCTATTTTCCATAAATTATTTAATGCTTTCCTTTCTTCATAAAAATTGATTCCATCTAAAACTTTTTCCACATAAATATCCAATTGTTTCTCGTTAATTTTCTTTTTCTCATAGAAACCAGGGGTTTTCTCAATAAATTTACTCGGCTCAATTTCTTCCTGTATCCTCATCCTATACTCCAGACAAGTTTCGACACAACAATGAACAAACCTCCGATTATGTAACTTGCAATAACCTTCCATGCTAATTCACCTCCCCTTATAATTAACATAACGAGCCTTTACGGATGCCTTCGCCTTCTCTTTTGTCTTTGAGTATCCAACCGTTTTTCCTGTGTCAGATCTCTTAATGGGCCAACCCTTCTCAGTTTTCTTACCAACTTTCCAAGGCATATTAGTTCTCCGAAAATAGAGCGGAAATATAATCGAACCAATCATCGTGCTTCTTCATTAGTTCTTCAATCTCCATCTCCTCTAACTCTCTTGCTACTTGAAATAACTTCCCAATAAAAACTTTGTTGTCGTTAGTTTCCACATTAAACCGCCTCATTGATAGCGTTCTCAATATGCCGCTGGATCTTTCCTACGGTCTCACGAACTCCTTTTACCCATCCCATGTCAACTGAGCTAATTTCGTCACGGTCCTTCTGATCTATCTCTATCGTTGCGGATTCCTTTAGGCCACTAATGTAATCCATCAAATGTCCCCAAGCATGAAACTTCTTCATCTCTAAATAAGAATTAGCCAACATCCTTAGCTCTTGTTCTTTGTCCTCGTTACTTATCATTGCATCCCCCCTGGAACCGATGGTAAGGGTCCTGGGCTATTCGGCTGTGGCGGTCCTGGCGGTATCTCTGGTAATGGCGGCTCCATCCCACCGGGAGGTTCATTCTGTTGCCCCCCAGGCTGAGGCCCCCCCTGTTGACCACTTGCAAGGATCTCTTTCTTGGCCCTATTAAATTCCTCTAACTCATCCGGTGTAAGTGTGACCGTATCTGGATCACCATTCCCACTTTCAACCCATATCTTCCTTGCGTTCTCGTATCTTTTATACCAAGGTTCATTGGCAAATGCCTTATCGAAGTTCAACATCATCCCAGGCTTAACAGCCCGATTCTCTAGACTTAAAACTCCCATAGGGGTTAGATTTGAAACCTCGTCCAATTCCTCTGGTGGAATAAACTCAAAGTCCTTGAAAGCCTCTTTACCTAAAATCTTTGAAACAGATTCGTAAGTCTTATACTGATAAATCCTCTGGTAGAATTTTCGGAAACAATCCAACATACCGCCACCCTCTAATGTCCGAGCATAAAGCATGAACCGATCAGTGGCTATCTGTTTGTTCATCAACTGGCCTCTAAAGGTTCCACCGCCAGCCTCTTCCTGGGCCCCTCCAACTCCTATAGTAGCCTTCACCGCACCCGTTACCTCTTGAATGGCATTGTCTACCATCTCGATCATCATGTAGATGTCTTTCAGGAGATTCCCAAACTCGACCGGCATCATTACCTTCCGGATATCGTCCGTATTTTCAAACAACCACATCCCTCCTGGCTCAGACTTCAACCGATCCCATGTGTTTGTCGGGACCTTATCTTTCAGGATGGCGATAACCTTGTTCAAAATAATATTCACATTGTCCAAGGCTGTATTGACCAACTCGTTCTTTTCGATCTGTAGCCATAACATCATTTCTGCAGGGCCAATGCCCCACCAATCGGTCGGAATCTTGACATACTCAAATTTGAAATAAGGCGGCTCTGCATCTCGATAGCAGTTGCGTTTCTTTCGGACTACCCACATCCCATCAATAACCCAAAACCAACAATAAGCCAAATCATATTTATGCTTCTCATCATTCTTCTTTCCAGGTTCAATCATCCATATTGGTGCAGGTCCGAAGTATTCATCCAAAGTATGAGGCTTGTCAGGATCTAGGTAACTAAGAGCAACGTCCGGTTGCAGAAGATCATCTCTCCGGGCCTGGGTCTCCTCGTTGCTCCTCTCGTCCCTTTCACCACTCATTAACATCTCTTGACTTATATCTATCCGGTAATACTCATCTGGGTGGGCGGCCAACCTCATTAACTCGGCGTTAGATATCCTTCTTTCTTCGATAATCCAATGGTCCTTGGATATATCCGATGTGTAAGGCTCAGGGAATAACTTATACAAATCAACGTATTTCACCTTTGTAGTATCACTGACAACCTTTTCTTCCTCAGAAAATTCGTAATCATCTACTTTCGGATTCCCACCATTCAACTTACTCATAAAGATTTCCATCATGTTTGGCTTTTTGCGATTCTTAACCATTACGGTCTCGACACGTTTATCGTAATCAACACGGCCAACCGCTGTACCCAAGAGACATAACTCCCTTAAGAGTTGATTAGCATTTAGATGAAATTTACCTTTGATTACGTCATTCTTCACTATCTCGTTTATGTCATCAACCCGACCCTCAAACTCCTTGATTTTACTCTCCCACTGAACGGGAACATCTGCTCCAAGGATAGCAGCTGATAAGTTGGAACAAATCGTTTCAACTACCTTGATGGTCTCAGGCCAAAACCGCTTAGACTGCCACCCTTCCTTACCGGTGGAGTCATAATTCTGGGTGTAATGGTCCCATAACTTGTCCCATATCTCCTGCTTTGGTCTACGGAAGTTCCTGGAAGATTCCTTCCGTTCCATAACCATGTTGGCAATCTCGTAATCTTCCTGGGATTGGTTGGGTGGTTTAAATTTGACTTTCTTCTTCGGTTCCTCTTTCTCTTCGATCTGTGGGAATACGTTATTTAATAACTCTACACCCTGTGGAATCATTCCTGCTTGTCCTAATGCCTCGTTATCGAATTCAGCCATAAAGTTGTTTGGGGATTCGTGGCGGTGGCTCCTGCCGGGATGGCATATTGGCCATCATGGCATACCTAACCAAATCCATGAAATCCTTGTATTCCTCCTTGGGATGTCCTCGTTCGTCAAATGTCCACCTTAGAAAGCCTTTGATTGTATTTAAACAGGTAGGCGATACCATGTACTTTGGACAGTTAACAGAATCAATGGGTTTTTTTACGTTGTAATTCAAAACGGATCTGACCCGGAGAATCCCGGAATCAACTTCTTCCTTGGTGGAATATGATGGGTCGAAAGGTATTCCTACCAATCTAAAATCTTCTCTTAAAGTACGGTTAGAATATAGGTTCCTGGTCTCTGCAAAATGCCTATCAATGATACGCTTTGTGACATTCCAACCCTGTTCCTTCTGCTTGATAATATTCTTGTAATCCTGTATCCCGTGGACGCTCCCTCTCATTCGATAGAAGTCCTGGTTGGGCCATTCGGCTATCTGATAGAACACTCCATCCTTCCCCCAATAACCCCACATCATTGCAAAGGGCTTGTCGATATGTGGGTCAACGATATGCCAAACCTTAGCGTCCTCAGGAACAGATAACGGGGCCTTGGCAACGTGGACCGAATAATCAAAGTTCTTGAATATCAATCCACTTAGGTACATGGCCCGGCCATAGGCCCTGGCCTCGACCTGTTCGGGGTCCATCTCTGAGATTATTCTTTGGATCTGGTCGTGTTCTAGGTGGCCCCGAACCCCATGTTGCTTACAGGCATCTTCCATGGAGGCGTAAACGATCTTATCTCGGTGCTTGGGGACCACCTCGTCATAAAACCACCCGGCCGATGTCAGGGGAGTCATAACTACCAAAATGACACCCCCCAACCTCAGTCTAGCGATACAAGCGTGCCAGATTGACCGGGGAGGCGGTTCATCAAAGACCACCATCCCCATGGTTCCGCCTTCAAATTGTCTCACCTCTTGATCGTAAGTCATAACGTCGATGACCCAATCCTTTGCTTTATATTGCGAAAAGTACTGTTTTCCGCTTTTAATAGCCTCATATTTACCCTTCGGCCACCATTTCTCAACCTCGGAGTGAAAGGGTCCGATTTCCTCAACCAACTTGGGATCTGTGATATATCTAATTCGCTTGGGAAACTCCCAATTCGTGAAGAATTCACTTGAGAACCAATTGTTTTGCTCCGGCCAAATGAGGTTTGCGAAAATGTTGACAACAAGGGAGGTCTTTCCAACTGAGTTGGCGGCAGATAGGATATTGACGAAACCACCCTTCTGCCCAATAACTTCGATGAATTTCTCTGTTTGCCCATTTGGTTCGTAGAATTCAAACTTAGAGTTCTCCTTCTTCCATTCCAACGCATCTTGTAATTGTTCCCGTAACTCAGTCTTTGACAGCTTCGAGCATTTGTTTAATAGCCACTCCGGACAATCTTGCGAAATCATTGCTCACCCCATGATCTATATCCATTTGCTGTCTTGGCTTGCCGTAACCGTATTCCATCAACATCTTCATGGCCTGGAATTGAAGTTCTTTGGATAACTTCCCATCACCTGATTGACCCTTGGCCCAAGATATTAACCGGCTCCAACCCTCACTCTCAGCCCATTCTCTGCAAACCTGGATATAAGACGATCCCTTTGGTCTGCCCTTCCCAAACTTATTCCCTGGGCCAAATCTATGCAAAGCCATTGATTGTTACCCTTTTGTTAAAAAACGAGATGTCGATACAAAAAGAAACCCTGCCAAAATCCAATTCGGATGATAGCAGGGTCCCCTGGCCACTAATTGAATGAATATCGTTCACATCTAAATACTAAACATAAACCTCCAAAATATCAAGGTGTAACCACCTATTTGGTCAAATTTGTATAAGGCTCTATATTTACTCTGTGTTCTAACCATAGCCTTGGATTACCACAACTTGAGCATGAAGGCCATTCTACCAGGACCCAATCGTTGTTTGGTGTATATCCTTCCTGCACAAACCCAATCCATTCTTTCATGCTTTTTCTTAATGGTATTTCGCTTGCTGTTAGTTTAACGCTACTCCCTATGTCAAATTGTACGTCCATCTTTAAGCACCCCTTGTTAATTTTTTAAACCACTTATTAAATAATGGGAAAAAACATTTATCACATACCAGTGTCCTCGT